ACACAAAGTACATTTCCATTTTTTGCTATTTCTTTTAAAACATCCAGTGTTTGGTTTGATACATATTTAACCAAGTCAAACCATCCGTTTTTGTTTTTAGCATAAAGAATGTATCCATCAAATTCGCACCCAATTATTGGCTTGATACCATATTTAGTGCAATTTTGATGAAAGTCAACTGCACCAGACAAGGTTCCAAAATCTGCGATTCCGCAAGATGTGTAACCATAATCAGCGCATTTTTTAGAAAGTTTATCAGGTTTGCAAAAACCGTGCTGCAAGCTAAAATGTGTTTTACAATTGATTGGATTCCAAGTCATTTAATTCATTCCTGCAAAAGTTAACATACCATGATCCGCAATACCTAGTTCCACCAGAATCTGCCCAATATGAACAAACATTATTCTCGGTATATTCAATTTTATCAGACGGTTTAACCGTTGACAAATATAGTAAATTTTTAAAGTTCTCTTTTTTGTTGTAAGTGATTTTATCTGGGTCTTTATGTAGATGTTGACATTTGACTAAATGGCACGGATTAATTAAATCAAATCCATTCTTCATCGCCACAAAAGATATTCTATTATCGCATTGCTGTTTGCCAAGGTAAAAACCTGAACAATCAACCATTTTTTGCGGTATTAGTTTTCTAAAAACCCACACATCTTGACTATATTCGTCATGTCCCTGAAGCTCATTTCGATTCCATCTGGTTATACATAAAAATTCATTTTCTCTGATGTTGTGAATATGTTTTATTGAATCATCAAAGTAGATATCACTGTTGGCAATTATGCAAATATGTCCAGATAGGTTACTATTGTAGTAATTAAAATAGTCTGCAAACTTCATTCTTGATTTTGTATAAGCAATTTCAATCTTTGGGCTGAATGCTATATCTGGATATTCGTCTAGACTATTTTCATAAAACAAAACAATTTTTTTGATATGTTCACAATCAATATTTCTTTGCAAAGAGTCCAGCAACTCTTTGTTTCTTTCTTCGAATTTTGACTTATAAAACTCAGTTAAAAGAACTATTTTAACCTCCGGGAGCTTGGTAGTATCCAATGTTATGTCCTTCTCTTGTGCATTTCTCTATAGTAGTATCGTGTCCAAAAGTTTTTAAATGTTCTTCAACATGTTCGCACATCGAAACATTTGTTCCGGGCCAATTTTTTTTATAAAAATCACAAAGTCTTGTGCATTTAAAACTTGTTCGATTACGAGAACATAAATTCGGCCTTGTGTTATTTTTGATTTCTGTAAATCTTTTTTCAAGCATCTCTAAAAATCTATCATGATCAGATTTGTCGAAGCACATACTAAATGGGCCTCCATCTCGTATGAAAAATATCGACATTATTGCTTGTTCATATTCAGGATAAAGTTGAGATATTGCATAATTATACAAAAGTAATTGCGGGTCATCAATTAGTTTTTCGTAAGTTTTTTCTTCGCCAGTCGCCCAGTTCTTTCTTTGTCCAGTCTTCCAGTCTATCACCTCGATTATACCATCATCTACCTTGGTTACAAGGTCTATTGTTCCTTTTATAGCTAATTGCCCTTCAACTTCTTTTCCGTCAATCATGTACTTAAATTTTGCCCACTCTTGAGTGATTGGTATATCAAAATGAGGCTCTGCTTGAATTATGTTTCTATTTCTAGGATCAAATTGACCCCCGTTGTAATCCAAAGCAATATCAGTTGATTCTTTACAGAACTTTTTATCTGCCGTAATATACTTATGAGTACAATTTGCTGTATAGTATTCATAGCTTTGATCAAGTAACTTAAAAACAAAAGCTTTTGTAAATAGAGTTTTGGGAGTAAAGTTTATTTTGCCCAAAGCGTCGTCGTTGATAAACAAACTTTTTTCATCTTGATTATCTTGAAGATGTTTTTTGCAGGAAGCAAGGCACTCCATAACTTTATGGACAATAGTGCCAAGCTGTGCCTTTTTACCAGAAGTCGATGTATGACCAAGAACGTAAGTTATAAAATACTGCATTTCGCAGTAATCGTAATTGTTATACGAAGAACTTCTGATGTATGTAACTATCATTATTTACCCTTTATGGTGTGAAGTCCTTTTGTATTGTTTGTAATTGTTTGCGCTCCAAGCCAACCCCACTCATCCAATTGAGTAATGATAGATTTGCAAACATCTAGAATTTCCATGTTTTGGTTATCGATAATAGCATCTAATATATCAGAATGTTGCTCAATAACACGTTCGCTTCCATGATCATCTTTAGACGGCTTGCGTGTTAAACCGATAACTTTTCCGCCAGCTTTTTGTATGGCCCGTATCTCGTTTTCAAATCTACAGTCATCCACAACTGCAAGCAAAGGCTCTTCTTGCTGTATATCTTTGATGGTTCGATTTACCCATATTGGCGAGTAAATCTTACGACATACTTCCGTTCCAAAAAACTGGAGGAATTCACGCACTGTCATTGGGCCTGCGGCGTGATAAGTTAGTTTAGAGTATTCCAAGGGCCAATCTTTAGGATTTGCATTTGCACTACACACATCCTGATAAATATCACAAAGTTCATCCGTGAGAACTCCGGGCATATTTTCCCATCGAAGATGTTCAACTAATTGATTTTTGTACGCCTCCGAGCCGTAAACCTGCTCGTAACTCAAATCGAACAACGTCATACCAATTTCTTTTAATGTATCGGCAAACGAATACTTTTTTACAAATGGCCACATATTATACATTGCCCACTCTACGAAATCAGGGTCTTTTCTTGATGTATCTAGAAATGTTTCGCCAATTTGAGTTTTTCCATCTTCAATGACTTCCGTTTTAACCACAAGTTTGCCATTTTCAGCAATTGCAAAATCTTGTACCACTTCTTGTGCGCGAAGCTGATACCCATGTAAAAAATTTGAAAAAGTAGATTTGCCAGCTTGTTTAGCTCCAGCAAATGCCAAAATTCTAGTTTTCATCAACAAGTCCTTTCAACTGAGGATATATTTCTGTTTTAATTTGTTCGACTGTTAAATCACCAATATCTTTTGTTGACCAGTTTGGTCTTATATAGTTAAATCTACGACCGCATTTATGCATTATTTGCTCTGCCGCTTTATTTCCTGCTTCGTCTTGATCTGTTAGTATTATGGCATTTAAAGCTCCACTTTGCTCTAGTAATATCAATTGATCGTCATTTAAACTACATCCAAATATTCCTACAGTAAAGTTTAATCCAGCTTCAAACGCCCTCCATACATCGCCCTGTCCTTCGACAATTGCGACCGTTCTTGTTTTCAATATACATTCTTTTGCAAGATTCATTCCATACAAAACATTCTTAGTGAAGTTTTTACTATGTAGCCATTTTGGATTTATATGCTCTTTGATTGATCTTCCAACGCATCCTACATAGTTAGAGCCCTCGTCATAAATTGGAACGACTACACGACCACTCATTGGCTGATTTTCTGTCAAACATTCTCCAACGTCAAATAAATTAAGAATTTCAGACGAGTATCCTCTGCGAATGTAATATTCAGAAGGTATTTGTATTCTATCTCTTATTTCTTCGCGAGAAATGTTAGATGTAGCTCTCGTTATTTTTCTATTGAAAATATCAAGACTCTTAGATTCTCTTACTTGCTTAACTTCCAATTCGTCGATATCTTTCGATATAAAGTCGCATAAAAAATTAGATGTTTCAATCATGGAAACTGGTTTGTTTTGTTTGTATGATAAACAACCCCGAACAAAACCAAAAAGATTATTTACATATTCTTCATGGCAGGAATGAGTCCAACAAGCCCAATTACCCTGATTACTAATTCCATCAGTAAAAATACAACAAGCCTCTGGATTATCGCCTCCATGCACTGGACATGGAAACGCTAGTCTATTTGGGTATTTAACATAGTCAATTTCAAGCTTTTCTAATAAATCATCAATCTTCAAAAAGACTTCATCACATAACGATGAGATCTTCTCCTTCGTTAATGTTGTCTGTTTCAAAACCTTCTTGTCTGACTTTATTGTTTTCGTGAATTTCATTTCTCGTTAAACCCTGTTCAATTCTTCCGTAACGACCATGCATCTTCATACTAATATAATCACCATCACACAACCCTTCGCCATGTCTAGAAACAACTGGTACAAGTTTTCTGTCACCATTGTTTACACCATCGGTTGCTTTTTCTTCATCTGATTTCAATTTAAAAATTGAAAAACTAGTACAAAGCCAAATCAAACGATCCGAACCAGAAACAGCGTCTGTGCTTTCTTTAGTGATACCATCTCTATTCAATTGTACAAAAGCTAAACATGGAACATCATACTTGACTGTAAAGTTATGCAGTTTAGTAATTTGAAAACCAAGCACTTGATACTCTTGCATAGCAGCGCTAATGCCTTCCGATCCCATTAGTTTGAGATAGTCATAAACTATCAAACAATCTTTTGTTTTTCCGTTTTCATCAAATCCAACATGCTGGTAAATCCATTTTCTTGTTTGACTGAGTATGTTCTCGAAAGACTCTCCAGAAATACTAATATAATGATATGGTATTTCTTTTAGTTTTTTTGCAGCGTTAAATACCTTCTCTTTATCTATTTCATTTTCAGTAAACTTTCCAGTAGAAATTCTATTGATTTCAACACCAGACAAGTTCGCGAGAATTCTATTATAATGATCTTCTTTAGACATTTCTGTATCAAGAACTAAAACAGGTACATTCAACTTGCTGGCTACATGCAAAGCGACCGCATCACCAAACATTGATTTGCCTACTTTTGGTCTTGCGGCGACAAGATCAACAGATTTTCTACGAAGACCTCCGCCAATCGCAGCATCATAAGCTGGAAAACCGCTAGATATTCCAACAAAATCAGATACGTTATTTGAAAGATATTCTAAGTATTCATCTAATCCCTCGCCAAGAGTTTGTGTTTTTTTGCTTGATGATTGGTATATATCGCTAGTTGCGTCAAGTAGAGGCTCTTCTATTTTAGATATAATATCAATAATATCTTCTTCGCCTGTCACTGAATTAAGTTCAGTTTCACAAGCTCGAAGGGTTTTCAGTAAATCTCTAGCCAATTTGAGCTTGGCTATTTTTGTAGCGTATGTTCCAATATTTGATTTGTGTATTGGAAAATTAAACAAAGATCTTATAAATGCTATTTCATCTTTGTTGTTTATTTGATCCGCAACGCCAAGATTATTCGCTGCCGAAAGAATGGACGATAGTTCGACTTGAGTATTTTCAGAAATTGACTTATAAATACAATCAAATATCAATTGATTCATGGGGTCTGTAAATGATCTAGAATCAATAAAATCTATATCTAGATATGCATCAAGACCGTGTTGGCAAAGTGCTGCCAGAACGGCTCTTTCTGAAGCTAAGTCTTCTAGTTTATTTTCTACTTTCTTAGGCATGAGTCACACACATAAAAATCGCGAGCATGTTGGGGATGAACCTGAACTTTTTTGTTGCAACGTGTACAAACTTGGTCTACTTGTTTGAAAGTTGGTCTTCGTCTTTCAGTTAGATTAACTTCTGGCGTTTTGTTTACTTCGTCACGATGTTCGCCAGTGTCTTTAAACTTATTAAAACGCCTGCCTTCTGTGACTGGTGTTTTTCTAACTTTGCTTTGTTCTTGCTTCATTACAAAAGAGTTGTCATTTTTTTCGCTAGTTTGTGGATTTCTTTTATAGGTAGGTTTCTCATTTTTTTCCGATTGTTGTTTAAGTATTTGTTGTAAAAGATCCGCAACCTGTTCCGGTGACAAAGAATCTACTATGCTTTTTAAATGTTCATTGTCCATACTTTCTCCTCGCTAAATTATTTAAAGTGTCCGCCATTTTCATCAATCTATCATGTTTCCCATCAAGCATTCTTACTCTAGCCTCTGCATGATTTTTAATCTTGAGTATCTCTGACGCGAGTGGATTTTCTTTTACAGCGGCGTAATACTTTTCTTGCCACTTTGAGTATTGACTGCCGTACTGGTTAATTACTCCACCTATTATAAACCAAATAGACGAATCCGCCCATTCTAAAACTGTTTTTTCTTTGGCTTTTATGGTTTCAATATATTCAGCATAAACATAAAGTTCATAAGCGTACATCATACATTCTTTATCGTTCAGCATTTTTAACCATTCGGAATTTCCATTTAGAATGGCATTCAATGTAGATTCATCTTTTGGCGGTTTCACTTCCTTGAGATGTTTAGAGAATTTCCAATCCTCTATGACTTGTAAAAATTCAGCTAATTTTTCTTCTCCAGTCATCTTCACTCTCGTTGTAATTGAATTCTATTATCTTAATTTCGTTTATATTACACCATTCGCGCTTATCCCTGTCTCTAGCCTGAGCGCGAAAGAATGATAATTTATCTTTAAAATGAAACTTGTTAAAGTTAAAGTGTTGTTGTCCATGTATTTCTACAACAAGATTCCTATTCGGAATAAAAAAATCAGCCCGAAGAGTTCCTTTTCTTCCTTGTGTTTTTGTTCCGGGTAAAGAAACCTCTTGTAGAATTCTATCATAAGGAAAACATATGTCAAGAATTATTTTTGCCTTTTCATGAAGTTTTGACCTTTTGGCTGAATCTGAGCCTGATTTTGGATTCCACTTATATGTATTCCCGTCTAAGCCTATTACTTTCATATTCAATCCTATCTAGCAGTAAATCAAAATTTTCTTCTAGCAGCAAAGAATAATCGTAGTTTACTTTCCCATATTGCTCATGAAATTCATTTATCTTTTTGTAAACATCGGTAAATTCATATCTTTGCACTATGATCATTGGCCATATTTTTGAGAAAACTCTATTCATCCAATTGTCTTGAACTATTGGAACTGTATTGCATAAAATGCATTCCCAAGTTCTAAACGTGTCGAGTCCGTTTCCAGTTGGCGCAATACAAAAATGATAAGAAGATAAAACTTCTGTAAATTGTTGCATAGAAAGTCTTTGCTCTTTTAAGATTGGCATACTAAGTTCTATGTCTTGATTTGCATACCGTTTCGGGAAATGGCAATCAATATACTTTTCACCC